CTTCAAATATAGATACAATCTTATATGCTCAGGAAATGAATCGTAACTGGCATTTATCGAAAAAGATGCAGTATGATTATCTTAGAGAATCCATAAGATCAAAGAAAAGGAAGTGTTCTTGGGGTAAGAAAATAAAAATAGAAAATGTTGATCATATAAAGCTATATTTTAATTGCAGTACGAGAGAAGCTCTGATACATTTAGAAGTGTTGAGTGAAGAAGATATAAATAAAATAAAGGTCATTTGTAATGGTATAAAATAATGGAGTTGCCATGAATAATAATGATGATATTGTAAAGAAGTTTGTTGAAGTCCAACTAAAGAATAAAGAAGATTTTCTAAAAATAAGAGAGACTTTAACTAGAATTGGTGTAGCGTCAAAACAAAATAAAACTTTATATCAAAGTTGTCACATACTGCACAAAAGGGGTAAATATTACATTTGCCATTTTAAAGAACTATTTTTGCTTGATGGTAAAACAGCAAATATTTCAGAAGAAGATATAGCTAGAAGAAATGCCATAGCGTTGGCTTTGCAGACTTGGGGTTTAGTAGAAATACTAAACGAATCGGTATTGCAGAATAATAGCGTATCGATCAAGCAAATAAAAATCATACCACATTCAGAAAAGAGTGAATGGAGATTGGTTGCAAAATATAATATAGGGCAAAAAAAGTAATGGAAATAAAATTATGTGTTTATCCTATTTTCGCAGACTCAAAAATTCCTAAGTTTGCGACTGAAGGATCTGCTTGTTTTGACATAGCGGCATATTTGAGTGAAGGTTCTAAGCCATTATTAAATGGTCAAGAAATTTCACTTACACATGGGTTTGTTTCCATAGAGCCGGGCGATATTGCTTTAATACCGACCGGAATTATTCTCGACATACCTAATGGACATTCCGTTAGGTTACATCCAAGATCTGGATTAGCATTGTCCGGATTGACTCTAGTAAACTGCGAGGGTGTTATTGATGCTGATTATGTCAACGAACTAAAGGTTGCAATGATTAATCATAGCAAGTCCGATATAGTAGTTTCACACGGTCAGAGAATCGCACAGGGCGAGCTAATGAAGAATTATGAATACAGCATAGTCGAAACATTAACACAACCATCCAATACCACCAGAGCGGGCGGATTTGGTTCAACGGGTAAATAATCATGGCAAAGAGAAGCATTTCAACGTCTGGTCTTGATTTAATCAAAACTCTCGAAGGATTGCGATTACACGCATATCTTTGTTCTGCTGGTGTTCCGACAATTGGTTATGGTACTACAAGATATAAAGGATCTCCTATTAGACTTGGCATGGTTTGGAATAAAAAACAAGCCGAAGATGCATTATTGGAAGATTTATTTGAATTTGAACAATGTATTAATAACAGAGTTAAGGTAAAAATTAATCAAAAAATGTTTGACTCTTTGGTTTCTTTTGTATATAATGTCGGCCAAGGTAATTTCAAGAATTCACAATTATTAAAATTATTAAATCAAGGCAAGTATGAAGAGAGTGCCGAAGAATTTGATAAATGGCGACTCGCCAAAGGTAAAGTAGTAAAAGGCTTGATTAGACGTAGACAAAAAGAAAAAGAAATGTTTTTGTCCGGATTGTGTGAATTGCAATCAGAAGAGGGTTTAAATGAAAGCGAATAAAGAACCAGATATTCTAGAATTTAAAGAATACGCCTTACACGAATCTTCTTTGTCCAGAATATTTCAACACACAAAAGAAAAAACTATAGGTATGATGACCGCATTCCGAAAGGGATATTCAAGAGAAGAAAATTTAAATAGAAACAAACAATTAAAATCTTTGATACGATCTGCCGGATTTGGTTTTATAAATGTTGAAGGTCATTATATAGAAGATGCTGGCACTACACAAGCACAAAAGGTAATTGAAAATAGTTTTTTGGTAATTTCAGATAAAGATGATAATGGCAAACTAAAAGGATTTCTAAAAATTTTTGGTAAAAGATTTGATCAAGATTCAGTCCTCTATAAAGAAGCAGAATCAAAGGCCGTATTGATAGGAACTAATAGCGCCGCTTGGCCGGGATTAAATAAAGAAGTCGTCGTTGGTGATTGGAGAGCCAATAAAATAGGAGATTTCTACTCCAAAATGCGAGGGCATAGAACGTTTGCCTTCGAGAGTGTAGAAGTTGAGTCAAACAATTTTACCCTTGCGTATAAAACAAAGGATACATTATGAGCACATCAAGATGTTTTAGATTGAGTACAGGTGAAGATGTGGTTGCGGAATTGGTTTCACAATCCGAAACGCACATCAATATAAGATTTCCACTAATACTGGCAATGCGACACACGCCAAAAGGTCCAGATTTACTAATTGTTCCACTAATAGCAACTAATCCCGAAGCTGAAATAAAGATTGACAAAAAGTTCGTTATGTATGATTATGAACCAGCAGAAGAGATTGCCGCACAATATAGGCAAATGTCTACTGGTCTCATAACACCATCATCACTGATTACGGGATAACATGTCAAAATTTTATACACACTTTTCCGTTAGAGGAAATAGTGTGTTGTATACGGGATACGATCACGGTCGCCGTGTACAACAAAAAATTCCATATAAGCCTAGTCTTTTCTTGCCTTCTAAGAAAAGTACAAAATATATTAGTTATGATGGCAAGAAGTGGTTAGATAGAATAAAATTTGATAGCATATCAGAAGCAAGAGATTATGTAAACAACTACGGCGATGTTGACAACTATGAAGTTTGGGGATTACAGCAATATGATTATGCTTGCATCTCTGATATGTACGAAAATGGAATAGATTACGATCTCAATAGAATCAAAGTACTATACTTTGACATAGAAACTACTTGCGAGAGTGGTTTTCCTAGTATGGAAGTTTTTGATCAAAAGGTCATAGCAATAACCTGCGGCGTTGGTAAAAATTTTGTAGTTTTTGGTCTAGGCGATTACACACCATCCGAATCAAATGTAGAATATAGAAAATGTTCAACAGAAACTCAACTATTATGCTCGTTTGTTGAACATATTAAAGCAGAATCTCCCGATGTGATTTCCGGTTACAATATAACTTTTTTTGATATACCTTATCTCGTCGGAAGAATGAATAGGTTAATAGAAAAAGATTACGCTAGAAACATCTCACCTTGGAATGAGATAAAAACTAGAACAATGACGATACAGAATAAAACTTATACTGCTTATGATTTTTTGGGTATAGTAACATTAGATTATATAGAAATTTATAAAAAGTTTCACAACGCCAAACCAGAGAACTATAAACTCGACACTGTTGCAAAAGAAGAACTTGGAGAAGCAAAGATTACGTTTGATGGTAATCTAAAAACATTATATACGACAAACTTTCAAAAATTTATAGATTATAACATTCATGACGTTCGACTTGTAATGAAGTTAGAAGAAAAGCTCAAGTTAATGGAAATGATTATGACCATTGCTTATGATAGTCTTGTAAACTTTATGGACGTGTTCAAGCAGGTTAGACTTTGGGATATCATAATCTTTAATCATATTAAAAAGATGAAAATGATTATTCCTCCAAGACAGGACGGAGATAAAGAGGCACAATATGAAGGTGCCGCCGTAAAGGAACCAATCATAGGTATGCACAAATGGATATCCTCGTTTGACGTAAACAGTCTATATCCGATGTTAATCGTTCAATACAACATATCACCAGAGAAGCTATTGACTAGTCATAAGATTGATGTGAAGATAGAAGATCTACTTTCTCGTTCGGTCGATTTGTCTTCACTGAAGAAAGACAATCTGGCGTTTACTGCAAACGGTCATTTCTTTTCCAGAAAGGGTCAAGGATTTCTTCCTGCAATAATAGAAAAACTATACACAGAAAGAAAAAAATACAAAAGCCAAATGATTGAGTGTAAGAATGAGTTACAAAAAATTAAACAAGAATTAAGACGCAGAGGTCTTGACGATTAGTTATTTTTGTAATATGATTTGAACTGTTGAATTTTTTATAGGAGATATCATGGTAAAACAAAAGGCTAAAACGAAAAATTTTAAAGATTTCCTATTTGTGTCAATAGATGAAATTTTTAATCTAGGAAAATCCGAACAGGCTATAGGTGATCTATTCCTGAACAAAATTATAAGCAATAGTAAAGGTAAGAATTTTGTTTGGCATAAAAATCAATTTGAATATGTTCTTTGGGGTGCTCGTGGTGAAGTTGCTGTCTTTTCTGTAGTCGGAGTCTTAGAAGAACGTGCAGCAAAACCAGTTAAGTCCGGCAAAGCGTCGAAAAAGATTGTATTGGAACCAGTAGTGCCAGTCGTATCAAAATCAAAAAAGAAAGAAGCTGATGTGGCACCGGCAAAGAAAAAGTCAACACCAAATCAAAAATCAGAAGTCGCTAAGCCAAAATCAAAAACTAAAAAGTAAGGAGAATGAAAATGAGTGATCAATTTTATGCATTAGTACAAATTTCTTTAAGTGAAATGGTAGTATTTGGGATGTCTGAAGATCCCAGAAAAGAACTATCAAAATTTTTGCTATCTGCTGCCACATCATCTGAGTCTGGAGAAATAGATCTGTCAGAGGCCACTTATTCACTTGCAGGAACTTGTGATGATAAACTACTATTCAAGGTTGACAAATTATCTAAAGTTGTTAGAGTACCTGAGAAGGTAGAATTACCTACTAAAATATTGGAAGATTTACCGGAACCAGCCAAGAAAGGATTCTTTAGCAAACTATTTAAGTAATATTCATGGATCTTTCTCAGTTATCAACCGAAGAGTTGCTAGAAAAGAAAAAGACACTTGAAAAATTAGTGTCTAAGTATTCTAACACTCAGAACGGCAGAAAGGTAATGTTGAATTCGGCCTATGGCGCATTGGGTAATGTCTATTTCAGATATTTCGATGTGCGCCAAGCCGAAGCCGTTACACTATCTGGTCAATTAGCAATCAAGTGGATTCAGCAAGATTTAAATCAATATTTAAACAAACTACTAGGTACAGAGAATCAAGATTTTGTTATAGCCTCTGATACGGATTCGGTATATCTAAATCTAGAACAAGTTGTTTTAAAAACTTTAGCCGGTAAAGAACTTCCTGTGCAGAAGGTCATAGATTTTCTTGATGCATTTTGTGAACAAGGCTTGCAAAAAAAGATTGAACAATCATTCAAAAACTTGTATGACTATACAAATGGCTTTCTTCCTAGAATGGAAATGAAAAGAGAGACTTTGGCAGATCGTGGCATCTGGGTCGCCAAGAAAAGATATGTCGTCAATGCTATTGATGTTGAAGGCGTTCGTTATCAAGAGCCAGAGGTTAAAGCTACCGGCTTAGATGTTGTTAAAAGTTCTACACCATCGTTTGTTAAAGAATATTTGTACGAAGCACTTAGAATACTTTTGCAAGAAGATCAAAAAACTTTACAAGATTTCGTAAAAAACTTTAAAAAAATCTACAATGATGCTCAAGTAAATGACATTGCCTTTCCAAAGACTGTCAATGGATTAGACAAGTATTCTGATAGTAAAACCATATATGCAAAATCTTGTCCGATAAACACTAGAGCATCTTTATTATATAATCATTACATAAAAAAATTAGATCTGTCTGCCAAATATCAAAAGATTGAAGAAAAGGAAAAGATCAGATATGTCTATCTTAAAACGCCCAATCCAATAGGAGAAGATGTTATTGGCTTTATAGATCAATTACCTATTGAATTTAATCTTCACAAATATATTGACTATGACACACAATTTGATAAGATGTTCAGAAAACCTATAGAAGATATTGCAAACTGCATTGGTTGGTCATTAGAAAATAAGAAGAGTTTATTTTAGGATACTAATATGAGTGACATATTCAAAGAAATAATAAAATCACTTGATAATGAATATGCAAGTGTTGCAGAAGAAGGCACTTATGCGGACATACCTCAATTTATTGATACTGGCAGTTATGCATTAAACGCATTATTTTCTGGTGATATTTTTGGTGGATTTCCTTCAAACAAAATCAGCGCATTAGCTGGTGAAGAAGCTACTGGTAAAACTTACTTTATGCTTTCTATTGTCAAACATTTTCTTGATACTGATTCAAATGCAGTCGTCGTTGTGTTTGAAAGTGAAGGTGCGATCACAAAAGAATTATTAGTGAATCGGAACATAGATGCAAAAAGAGTTTTGATGGTTCCCGTAGAAACGATACAGCAATTTAAGTCACAGTGTTTGAGGTTAGTTGATAACTATCTTGAAGAAAAGAAGAAGGCGAAAAATGAAAATCGTAAGATGATGATATGTTTAGATAGTCTTGGTATGTTATCTACAAACAAAGAAGTTGCAGACACGGAAAGTGGAAGTGACAAGAAAGATATGACTAGACAATCTGAAATTAGAGCGGCATTTCGTGTGCTCACACTAAAACTTAGCAAAGCTGGCATACCTATGATTATGACCAATCATGTATATGAAAATGTTGGTCAAATGTATGGTCCTAAAAAATCTATTGGCGGTGGTGGCGGATTGAAATATGCAGCAAATAACATCATAATGTTATCCAAAAGTAAAGAAAAAGATAAAGATGGCAACTTGGTAGGCGTTTTGATCAAATGCACTGCCATGAAATCTCGATTGACCAAAGAAGGATCTGTAGCTCAAGTATTGTTAAACTTTCAGAGCGGCCTTGACAGATATTATGGATTAATTGACATTGCATTAGAAGCGGAGATTTTTACAAAGGTATCCACTAGAATACAAGTGCCTGGCGGTAAGAGTGTATTTGAA